TCCTGATGGTGCTAAAGCTCTAGCTAAGTGGTTGACCCTTGAAGGTAGGAGATCCTCACTGGTGGAGTGGCTAGGGCAGGTAGGAGAGGATGGACGTGTTCATGGTACAATAAACAACATTGGTGCATGGACTGGTAGATGTGCTCACAAAGCACCTAATACTGCTAACATACCATCTGCTTTTCATGGTGATGCAAGGTCAGCAGTAGAGGAAGTGAAGAAGCAATATGACTCTCATCTCAGAGCCTGTTGGACTGTACCTAGTGGATCTTTTCTAGTGGGTACTGATGCTGACGGAATCCAGTTGAGGGTACTAGCTGACTACCTTTGGAGATACTTCGATGCTGATCAGTATGCTAGAGCTATCATGGAAGGTAACAGAGAAGATGAAACAGACATACATAATATTAATAAACGTGCTTTAGGTATCAACCATGCTACTAGAGATATGGCTAAGACTTTTATCTATGCTTGGTTACTAGGGGCAGGTGTTGCTAAGACAGCACAGATACTAAAGGTCAATAAACGTCAGGCTACAGAGGCCAGAGAAAACTTTGTTAGATCTATTGATGGTCTAGCACAACTAAAGAACAAACTAATACCTACCGTTGGAGAACAAGGTTACTTCACTGGGTATGATGGACGCAAGGTTAAAGTTCCATCCACACACAAGGCTCTAGCAGGTATGCTACAGTCAGCCGAAAGTATTCTCATGAAGCACACACTTTTAAGGTGGACTTCTGAGGCAAGGAAACTAAATATAAACTTTAAGTTAGTAGGGTTTATACATGATGAGTATCAAACAGAGGTGATAGGAACAGAGGAAGAAGCAAAAGAGTTAGGAAAGATACAAGCAGATTGTATGCTTGAAGTAGGGCAGGAGTTAGGCTTTAAGATACCTACTCCAGGATCTTACGACATTGGAAGAAACTGGCTTGACACACACTAAAGATTATGTTACAAGCCGAATCAGTTTAATAACGTCATAAACATAAGAGGGTAAAATGGCAAAAGAATCTAAAACACAAATCGTAGAAGTCTTCGGTACATTGGAGTGGGCTAAGGTCTTCGAACACAATCGAGATCGTGCCGCTTGGAACGAAGAGAAAGATGGTGAGTACAAAGTTACTGTCATCATGGACGATGAGAATGCAGCTAAACTAAAAGAGTCTGGCTGTGCTAAGGCTATGCACGAGGTAGAGGGTGGTACTAAAGTAACTCTGGCTCGTCCACATAAAGGTAAGTTCGACTGGCAGGGTGGAGAACCTAAGGTTGTAAACATCAAGGGCAAACCTTGGGCTTTCGATATAGATGGTTACATCGGTAATGGCTCGACAGGTGTTGTTCGAGTAGCAATCTATCCTGCTGGAAATTCTGGACGTATTGGCTCACGTCTTGAATCTGTTCAGGTTGTTGATCATGTTGAGTTTGAATCAGAAGGTGGTGGATCTTCTGGTGGGTTCAATGATCTGTCCAGTTACTCCTCAAAAGAAGCCAAACCAAAGCCTAAGAAGTCAGCAGCTAAGAAATCTGTTGATGGGGAAGCTGTTCCCTTTTAGGTGATTCCTTTTTGTTGTGTTGTGTGAGAATGCCCCTTCCCTTAGTTGGGTGGGGGCAACCAAATAAGAGGGTAATATGAAAAGTATAGATACATTAGTACAAGACATCGAGCAGACAATCTTTGGTAACAATGGTTGGGATAATACTCTTGGTGATGCTATGGCTACAAACATATCTCATATGGCAGAGCAAAGGTTTTCTAAACCACAAGAGCCAAGAGGATACCTATCGTTGTCTTCTCTTGGTACTAAGTGTGAGAGAAAACTATGGTACAAAATAAACAAGACTAATGAAGGTGAGACACTATCAGCTTCAACACTACTAAAGTTTTTCTATGGTGATATCATAGAGGAGTTAGTCTTAACGATAGCTGCTGTGTCAGGACACAGTGTTACAGGTATGCAGGATAGACTGAACGTACATGGTATCAAAGGACATAGGGATGCAGTGATTGATGGTATGACTGTTGATGTTAAGTCAGCATCGCCTTACTCGTTTAAGAAATTTAAAGATGGTAACCTACGAGAGGATGATCCATTTGGATATATCTCTCAACTATCTTCTTATGTTTACGCAGCCAAGGATGATCCCAAGGTAACTAACAAAACTGAAGGTGCATTTCTTGTTATAGATAAAGTTAACGGTCACGTCTGCTTAGACGTATACGACTTTACTGATGAGTTAAAAACAAAAGAAGAAGAAGTTAATCACTTGAAGGATATGGTAACTTGGGAGCAGCCGCCAGAGAGAGGGTACGAAACTGTGCCTCAGTCTCTAAAGAATCCTAATGGTAATGAGAAACTAAGCAGTGCCTGTTCGTACTGTGATTTTAAGAAGGAGTGCTATCCTGGATTGCGTAAGTTTATTTATTCTGATCGTCCTGTTTTTTTAACTAAGGTTGTAAAGAAACCTATGGTACACGAAGACTTGGAGTATAGTAATGTCCTTCAGCAGGAATAGATTAAGGGGTATACAGGCAGGGTACAGGTCTGGTCTTGAAGAAGACATGGCTAAGTATCTTAAGAAACTAAAGATAAAGTTTACCTATGAGAAAGAAAAAATTAAGTGGGTAGATCTAAAGATAAGAACGTACACCCCTGACTTTGTATTAGAGAATGGAATAATAATAGAAACGAAAGGAAGATTTGTATCAGTCGATAGACGCAAGCACAAAGAAATAAAGAAACAGTTTCCAGATCTAGACATTAGGTTTGTCTTTAGTAATAGTAGATCTAGACTTTACAAAGGTGCTAAGAGTTCTTATGGTGATTGGTGTAAGAAACATGGTTTTAAGTATGCAGACAAAACTATACCTAAGGAATGGCTAAAGGAAATAAAAGATGAGTAATAAATTTGTTCCAGTTGTAGAGATAGTAAAAGTTATACGAGGTCCGTATGATGATGCTGACGGTAATATATGGAACTTATGTTTAACTAGAAGCGTATCTAATTTAAAAGAAGAAGAAGAAGAATACTTCTATCGTAATATGAAAGATGCAATGGATGATGTTGACAGGCTACATAAGACAGGTCCATTTGCTATTGACGAATGGGGTAACTCAGAACAAGATCACACACATAAGCAAACCAGAAAGGTGATAGAACATGTCCAATAAAACAGCAGTGATATTCAGTTGTGCTCACACAGATCCAACCATACCTAACGATAGGTTTGATTTACTTGGTGAGTTAATCTACGATGTTAATCCTAGTTATGTTATAGACTTAGGTGATGGTGCTGACATGAAATCTTTAAATAGTTTCGATACAAAGTATCCAGAGGCTATCGTATCTCAGAACTATGAAGCAGACGTTGATCACTACAATGAAGCTATGGAGAGACTAAGAAAGAAACCTAGCATTAGAAAGTATAAGAAACCATTTTGGATTGGATTCGAGGGAAACCATGAGAACAGAATTAAAAGAGCAATCGCCCATGACCCTAGACTACAGGGAGAAAAGTATGGGATATCCTTTGGGCATCTTCAAACGGATAACTGGTTCGATGAATACCATGAGTATCAACACTCAGCACCTTCAATCGCTGACTACGATGGGATATCATATGCTCATTACTTTGCTAGTGGTAACTATGGCACAGCTATGTCTGGTACTCATCATGGTTACACCTTACTACAGAATAGAAACCATTCTTCTACCTGTGGTCATAGTCATAAACGTTCTATCTATTTTAAAGATTCTGCACACCCTAATTCAATTATCGGATTGGTTGCAGGATGTTTCAAAGGTGGGAGTGAAGACTGGGCAGGACAATCTAATTTAGAATGGTGGAAAGGTTGTGTCATCAAGAGAGAGATAAGAGATGGTGTATACGAACCAGAGTTTGTATCTCTTGATAGATTGCAAAAAGAATATGGTTGATTTAATAATTAGTTTGAATATAACTAGGGGTTCTGATTATGCTAAGATATGAAATCAAAATGACTATGGCTGTAGATCCTGATGCTAATTTTATAGAAGCAGACCTGTCAGATATGCCTAGAGTTATTAATGAACTTGTATCATCAGCAATGTATGATATAGACGATGTTATTGTAGAGGAGTGTGAAGTAGAAGAATGTTAAATGAAAATGATTTAGAAGCGTGGGAATACTATAACGAAACTTATAAGAATAAAGATATGAGTTTGAATGAGTATCAGAATGCAGCAGCTAAGACTGCTGTGTATAAGACAGCACACCAGATACTTTACCCTGCACTTGGACTAGCAGGTGAAGCAGGAGAGGTAGCTAATAAAGTAAAGAAGATGTTACGTGATAATGACTTTGATCGTGATGCAATAGTAGCTGAGGTTGGTGATGTCCTATGGTATATTGCTGCTCTATCTAGAGATCTTAATGTTAGTCTTCAGGACATTGCTTTAGGTAATATTGAGAAACTATATGGACGTAAAGAAAGAGGAACACTGCAGGGAAGCGGTGATAAGAGATGAACTACTGCGATATGAGAGGTTTGATATGGCCTTTTTTTTTCTGTGTATTTGTAATATGTATTCTCCCAGTACTACTGGTGGATAACGCAAAGTATTGTAAACAAAGTATAGTTCCATGTTATCCGTGGACAGACGTAGAGGAATACAAATGAATAACTATTTACCAACGGACTATCAAAGTTTTATACACACCTCACGTTATGCACGTTGG